AAGATTTAAAATTCTAAAAAGCTTGATTATAATTTTGATATAATAATCGTTAAACATGTTATTGACCTAAATATATCAAGAAACAACTTATCTGTTTATCCTAGATATTTTTTATTAGCAATAAAATTCTTATTGTCTATGTCTATATATTGATGTGATTCAATGTAATAATTACCATCGTAATTCTTTCGTATGAATTGGTTTTCATTTGTAAGTTTGAATATAGGTCTTCCTGAACCATAAAAAATATCAATTTGCCTTTTTCGCCAAATAGCTTGCTTTTCTGTGACCGTTAAACTATTAATGTTCTTATTATTATTATTATTATTATGATTAACTGTTGTAGTTGTTATCATATTATGTATTATATACATAATTTATTTACATCTTTTTCAAACATGTATAAGGATAAATATAAAGATATCGATATTTGACAAAAATGAAACGACTATCGATACTTATCATATGCTACTACATTTGATTAGCAGTACAGCTCACCATATAATCATTCATAAAATGTAACAATTGTATCCGAGAAAAAATACCACACAAGAATATGGTATTTTTTGTTTTTTTGTTTTTTTTCTATAATGATATTGTTATCAATAACCTTGGTTATCTTTATTTAATCTGTTTATAAGATACCCAATAAACAGTATAAATCCCACTCCACATAAGATACTGGCTAAGTCCATTGTTGTATAATTTTACTTACTCTGATTACTTGATTTGTTTTACTATTAAAATTCCAAGTTTTGAACATTTTACTTCAATTTTTTTACTGGAAAATGATAACGACGTAATCTCGTTTGATTGGGTTCGTATAAATTCATGACTATATTCAAATAGTATTTATTTTTCTACTAACAATATATAATGAGCAGACGTGTTTCATTTGCTAGCAAACCACCACTCCTAAGAAGTATAAGTAATCCATATAATAAAGAAGATAACAAACATTCCAGTCAATCTGCTGAAGAATACATACGTAATAGACAAATGGCAAAGACCGGATTATTGCGAAATTCTGGAAAAGGACCCGAATTTGAGCCAAACAAATTAGCAGATGAAATAAGAAGCCATTGTGCTAAAGGAGATGAGGATTTTTGTCATAAAGCAATGAGTTATGTATCCTCTATATTCAAAGATAATGGTGATCATTATGATAAATTTATCGGTAACGACCACATGAAACAAGGTGGTGGAATAAAAAAGAAAACACGAAAACATATGTATAAAAACGGAACTACCAATAAACGAAGACTCAAACGGAAGAAAACTTTGAAGAAATAATCATCAACGCGAATATGATTTATCATATTTAGGCAAAAATGCGATTAGAATGGTCATTTTTAGTATAAATTATATTTAAAATGAGTTCCAGTTCATCAATAGCAGCCGCCAGACGAAGAAGAGCAGGGGGAGCCGGAGGACCCACACCTCAAGGAAAACCTGTCCAACAACAACAATCACCTACACCCACTTCAACAAATGTTCCGGTTAATCCATTTACAATTCTTCAACAACATCATGTTAAGCTTAATAAATTAGAGCAGATTATCCAAGAGATAATATCCAAAGAAACCGTAGGTGGTGTCAAAATCGATTCAATGACGAATCAATCACCACCATCTTCTAGTCAATCGGATGTAAATGTTAATGAGTTAGGTGATTTAATTATGGCTAGAGTAGAAGAGCAATTGGATTTAAAAGCTTTTTACGAAAATGACGAGAGATTAATGAATGAAATTGAGGGACTAAAGGGAATTGTCCAGTCACAGCAACTGGTTATTAATGGTTTTAACAATACATTATATACAATTATGGATAAGTTACATATTTCGGCACCAAGCTCAGACGAGATAACTGATAATCATATATCCGGCATTATTAGTAAAAGCGATGATGAAACTACATCTTTAGACGCATTTCCAAAAAGCGTTGTTATTGACGAAGCAAACAATACTATTAAGGAATTTATAGCATCTTCTTTCATGGAAGACGATGATGCCACAAACAATATAACCAACGAAGAGGCTACATGTGGTGGATTATTACAAGCATAAATATTCAAATATGTAATGGTATATATCAGTAACAAGAATAAGAATAAGAATAAGAATAAGAATAAGAATAAGAATAAGAATAAGAATAAGAATAAGTAGAATCATCGAAATTATTGTATGAAATTATTTTAGTATGAAAACCTTATTTTCATTGTTAATATTTTGTATCGTATTATTCATTTATATTCATATAACATTCCATTTGAAAGTTAGTGATGATTTAGAAGTTTATGAAATTGATCAGCCATCAAAAGATAAATTAGAGGAAATATGTGACCTCAGACAACCAGTGATATTTGATTATAATGTAGGGACATTGCTAGACGAATGTAGTATAGATTCCATTGGAAAAGATTTCGGCGCATTTGACATTAAAGTAAGAAATGTCAAAGAGTACGATGATATTAGTGAATTGTATTTACCACTTACACTAAATACAGCTCTGGATATCTTTAGAAAAGATAATGAAGAGAGATTTGTCAGTGAAAATAACGGAGAATTTCTAGAAGAAACTAGTGTAATTAAAAGCATGAGATATAATGATATTTTTCTACGACCATATTCAGTAAGCAATTGTACATATGATATCATGTTTTCGTCGAACAATACGAAGACTCCTCTCAAGTATGAATTGAATTATAGAAATTTCTTCCTAGTCACACAAGGAAGTATTAGAATTAAATTAATTCCTCCAAAATCAAGTAAATATTTATACACGATTAAGGATTATGATAACTTTGAATTTCTCTCTCCTGTCAATCCTTGGAACGTTCAGACACAATTCAAACCTGACTTTGATAAACTGAAAACATTAGAAGTAACCTTGAATGTTGGTCAAATCATATCTATTCCTGCTTATTGGTGGTACAGTTTTGAATTTAGCGACAATACCAGCGTTTGTGTATTCAAATATAGAACATACATGAATAACATTGCAATATCAAATCATCTTCTAGTTAATTTACTTCAAAGTCAAAATGTGAAGAGAGAAACCGTCAAGAAAAAGGAAATGAAATGTGAAGAAATAAAGAGAGAACCTGTCAAGGAATCAGAACCGGAAATAGAAATAGACAATACTACTGTTGTCGAAACACATAATAGTCATCCAATTGGCGATGATGTAGTAGATAGTAGATAGTAAATAGATGTTTTATGAACAAATTGATTTGATTAAATAATTAATACGAATGGATATATTATTTAATAACACCGTCAATATTATGACAAACTCGTATAAGATTTTGATTGGAGATCGGAATTATACGGAATGGAACTTATATGATGCTTCTCATTTAAATGAAGTAGATAAAATAAACATGAATCCATCTTCAAACAAGTTATTCTCAGGTGATACGTTTGAATGCGATGTTGATGTTGATAGTAATCAGGAAACACAATCAGTAAAGATACTTCATTCATGTGTCCGTTCTATGCCATCTATTCCAGGAATTTTGGTATTAAATGGCGGAAAAACATTTGGAAAGTACAAGGATAAGTATTTATACAAATGTATTCCAGACGACAAGCGATTTCCTATCTTTACTATTCCTTATACACTGAAATTAGGATTTTCTAAAAATATCGATAATAAATACATCGTATTTCGTTTTGATAATTGGTCAGACAAACACCCACAAGGCACCATCGTAAGTGTGTTAGGTGACGTAGATGTCTTGGCCAATTACTATGAATATCAACTATACTGCAAAAGTTTGTATGCATCTATCCAAACATTTAATAAGACAGTAACTGATGCTCTTAAACAAAAGACGGAACCGGAATTTATTTCCTCCATGATTGAAAAATACAAATTGGAAGACAGGACTAGCGAATCTGTCTTCAGTATCGATTCAAAGGAAACAAGCGATTATGATGATGCCTTTAGTATTATGAAAATTGGCGACAATGCCTATAAACTTAGCATCTACATAGCAAATGTCCCTATATGGATGGAAGAATTGGATTTATGGAAGTCCTTCTCCGAACGAATTTCGACTATTTATTTACCTGACAGAAAGCGCCCCATGATGCCACTTTCACTATCCAATTGTGTTTGTAGTTTGTGTGAGAAAGTGGTTAGATTGGCATTTGCGATTGACATTACGATTATAAACGGGGAAATCATAGGTTATAAATTTGAAAATACATATATTAATGTTTATAAAAATCATGTTTATGAAAGCAAAGAACTGAAAAAGGACGACAATTACAAATTAATGTTTCATGTAGTTGATGAGTTGTCTAAAATTTATAAATATACTAGCAAAATCAAGTCTAGTCATGACCTAGTTAGTTACCTGATGATTTTAATGAATTATTACACGGCTCTCGAAATGATAAAACATAATAATGGAATTTATCGTTCTGTAAATTTTAATTCATCTACTGAAGAGCATGCGACATTACCAGAAGACGTGAATAATTTCTTGAAAATATGGAATAGCTCATGTGGTCAATATGACTTGTACGACGAGAGAAAATGTCATGAAATGTTACAACTCGAGTCTTATATTCATTGTACGTCGCCTATTAGACGTTTGGTCGATCTTTTGAATATGGCGCGCCTACAGAAAAATTTACGATTAGTCGATTATTCTACATCGTTTGAAACATTTGAAGAACGATGGACCAGTCGCCTAGAATACATTAATACTACCATGCGTGCTATACGCAAGATACAAAGCGATTGTTGTTTATTAGAAATGTGTTCAAATAAACCTGAAATATGCGATAAAGAATACGATGGTTATATATTTGACAAGATTGTTCGCAATGATGGTTTGTTCCAATACATTGTTTATTTGGCCAAGGTCAAAACAGTTTCTAGAATTACATCTAGATACAATCTAGATAACTTTAAGAAATACAAGTTCAAAATATTCATATTTCATGAAGAAGATTCACTAAAAAAGAAGGTGCGTCTTCATTTTGTGGAATAAAATATACATATTATGTAAATGAAAACATCAGTAAAAATATTATTCTTATTTCCATTATTATCAAATATTTTTTTAGTAAATTCTGAAAATATTTATAATTATTATGAATTAGCCGTTCAAAAATGGTGTAGCAAAGATTATATGATCCATGGTTTGTGGCCTCAAATAAATAGCACTGCTTATCCGGAAAATTGTAAAACCGTATCTTACGTGAAACCTACTGGAGATTTGCTTACAAATATGAATACCTATTGGCATAAATGCGATGATACTTTATGGGAACATGAATGGGAAAAGCATGGTTCATGTATGCAAGAGCAGATTGGTATAGATGAATTTAGCTTTTTCAACACGACATTAAACCTATTTTTAGAAAATTCAAAATTGTTAGATAATTGTGAAAATGATGATTGTATTATGGGGTGTTTTGATTTAGATTTTAAGAAAATTAAGTGTGAATGAAAATAAAATAAAAAATAAAAAATAAAAAAATAAATTTATAGTACTATTTTTATTTGGATATTTGGATATTTGGATATTTGGATATTTGGATATTACACATATAGAGATTGATTCGTTGCTACGAATTTCAACGTTAATTCTGGAATAGCTGTTAATTTATGTAATAGTTCCACATTCCCCATATATTCCGCAACGTTTTTTACTTCATTCACCATATTGTTTATTTTTAAGATTGCTTTAATAAATTCACCAGGAAACGTCTCATATTCAAACTCGCACATTTTCATAATGTCTTTACATGTTTTTTCGTCTTCCGCCTCACACCAATTCAATATCGGATTTACAAATTCGAATAAATAATCCAAATTATTAGATTTGGAAAGACCACACCGAAGCTCTTCATCCCCATAATTATCATATATTGTAGCCAACGATTGTAATGTTTCATTCAAATCTGTATTCACAGTTAAATAGGATACATTATGAATTTTCTTCTCCTCTTTTACTCTAATATTCGCAAAACAACTGATTATAGCAGCAATCTCATATGAGTTGTATTTCTTTAGATAATCTTCTTTGATAAGGAAATCCGTAAAAGCCAAACAATGCGTTTCTTGTATAAATGTAGCTATACCACCCTTCTCCTGAATGACGATTTTACTATTGTTCGCATTGTCTTGGTCTGCCGACGGCTCCTCTTGTTCCTCCTTTACATAATCATAGTGTTGTAGAAACTGAACAACATTGTTAAAACTACTATGAAAATGACATTTCAATGTTTCAATATATTCTTCATTTTCTTTTATTTCTGACTTTATTGTCAATAAAGATTTATATTGTTCTACTTGGCTTTTAAATTGCTTACTACTGGATTCCAATTCTAATATTGAACGCTCCATTTGTTTTCTCGCTTTCTGCTTACACGACTTCACGTCTTCGCGCATTTGAAGATAGTTTGTAAATATTTCCATATTGGTCATAATATAACTATACGATGGATTTGTCTCCTTGTCATGTAAATCAGATTTTAATTTCAAAATCTGTTCAGATACACCAGCAATCATTCTTTGAATTTCACCATTTGACATACTTTTATCGGCAAAATCGATTGTATTATTATTAAACTGAAGAAAGTTCAGTACCAAGTTATACGAAATCGAAAATTTCGACTGAAGCGTCTGAGGATTTCCATTCACCATTTGCTCGTAATCATGACTATATGGTAAATTAAACATATTGTTTAAATGAATCACATGACCAATTGTATCTAGACCACGTCGTCCAGCTCTACCAGCCATTTGAGTATATTCATGTGGATATAGCATTCGCATAGAGGAACCATTGAATTTATCAAACCCAGTAAATATTACCGTTTTAGTAGGCATATTAATACCCACCGCAAATGTTTCGGTAGCAAATAGTAACTTGATATACCCTTTGGCAAACAATAATTCAATCATCTCTCTGAAAATAGGCATAATTCCTGAATGATGAATCGCAACACCTTTTTCAAGAAGACGTGTAATCATTTCAAACTCTGGAAGATTTAAATATTCCTTGAAATTCGGCAACTTTCTCAATATTTGCTCACATTCATATTTTATAGTGGATGGTATAGTGGCCTCATCTTCGCCAAATAAACTCATATTAATTGTTTGAGCATACTTTTCTACCAATTTACGTGAAAACACGAAACAAATGGCAGGCAACATACCGTTGTTATTTAAATAATTGGTTACTTCGTTTAATACATAAGACGGCTTAATATGACATTTGTTTTTGCGACAATATTCCAAAAGCTTTCTCACCTTGTCGTAATTGTCTTTGTTATAATGACAAGCCGTATTTTTTACAGGAATTGGTTTATGTAAGAATTCGTTAATGTACTTGATAAATTCCTTGTCCTTGATGTTTTTCATAATTCCTTGTGGAACAGTTGTATAAAAGTAATGATTCAATGGTACGACACGATGATTTGTTGGTGCCAAATACACCTTTTTTTGATGTTCTTCATTCGTTTTGACATCTTCAATCCATTTCGCGAATATTTCCGACTTGTCAATGGTGGCTGATAACATAATCATCTGAACGTGATTTGGTAAGAACATAATCGTCTCTTCCCATACTTTACCTCGGTCTAAATCATTAATGTAATGAATCTCGTCAAATACTACCACCGCTAATTCATTTTGAAAATCCATTTCAAATTGGAGTGGGACCGAGTTGGTATCTACTTGATTGTCTATTGTTTTTTGTAATAAGGTATTTCTTAGAATTTCGGTAGTCATGATTAGAACATCCGCTTCAGGATTGAATTTAATATCGCCAGTCAATATACCAAATGAAATATGAGGGAACTTTTTAGTGAATTCGTGAAATTTTTGATTCGATAATGCTTTAATAGGCGATGTATAAATCACCTTTTTACCCTTTGCTACAAAATGCTCGATCGCAAACTCGGCTGGAAGGGTTTTTCCACTACCAGTATGAGCAGTTACTAAAATATGATCTCCTTCGACAATTGACTGTATGGCATACTTTTGAAAATCACTCAAAGGAAATGGAAATGTTTCAAAGTGTTCCTTGAATTCCTCGTCGCGAGGAAATGTGTCTTTGCATATGATTACCATCTTATCGGTTTGTATATAATTATAGATACTATACATATCATACATTTAGATGTATTCAATTTTTATTTAAAACAATATATAAATTATGTTATATATTGTTCTACATGACATGTAAGTAATTATAATGATACAAATACTAAATAATATTATATTCAAAATAGTTTAAAGGTATATATGAATACTAGATTATAATGAGTACTACAGCAACGAGTGAGACTATTTACCAGGGCCGCGTAAAGTGGTTTAATAATAAGGCAGGATATGGATTTGTTACCATTATTGATGGCGTAGATGCCGGAGATAAGATTGGAACAGATATTTTCGCACATCATAGCTCCATTAATGTGGCTGATGAGCAATATAAGTATCTCGTACAGGGAGAGTATATTGAATTTTCACTTTCATCTGTAGATACAAGTGCTGATTATAAGTTTCAAGCATCTTCTATTAGTGGTATCAAGGGAGGCAAGCTTCTATGCGAGACACGCAATGAGATTCGCGCTTCTATGCCTCAGACGCGAACTAACCCCAGACAGTCTAGTCGCGTAAGAGGTTCTGGACCTAGAGATGCTAATGATTCTAGTGAATGGACTATGGCTGGTGAGAAGTCTAATCTATCTCGCGCTACCACTACATCTCTAGGAGACGATATGTAATTCATAAATAAATAAAAAGGAATAAATATATATTTCAAATATAAACACATTCTAATTATTGAATATTATTACAATACTTTATTAATATGTAATAATATATATTTAAAGGCACTACATTAATGTAATATACAAATGAATACTACTTCCAAAATAGATATGAATGATGAACCTAATGAAATTGATGATCAGTTTTCAACTGTATTGAGCACTCTATCTCAATTTAAGACTCAGATTACGACACTCTCAGTTCAATTGAAAGGGTTAGAAAAGACAGTTAAGAAGGAGATTAAACAGAATAAGCGCCTTATTACAAAGAAGCAGTCAAAGGGTAGTAGAAAGCCGTCTGGGTTTGCTGAAGCTTCTCCCATTTCAAAAGATTTATGCGATTTCCTTGGAAAGGACCAAGGTGCTACTGTCGCAAGAACAGAAGTGACCAAGTTTGTATGTAATTATATTAAGCAAAATTCTTTGGCCAACGACGAGAATAAAAGAGTCATTAAACCAGATGACAAACTTAAGAGTTTATTGGGCACCGACGACGATACTGTAGTAACATATTTTAACATTCAGCGCTATATGAATAAGCATTTTATCAAGAAGAGTGGTACTACTGCCATAGAACCAACGACTGTACCTGGAGAGAAGTAATAAATACTACCAACTAATTAGTATAACAAATATAGTATTATTTATTATATTTGTTTTATCAAATACTTAAATATTATATCATATACAAACGTATAAACAACTTATATTAGCAATGTCACTAGTCGATTTTTATATAAACCCACAGGGTATAAGTATTTTTAGTAAAACAACATGTGGATTTTGTTCAAAGACGAAAATGTTGTTATCTAACGAATATTCGAATACCCCAACACATATATTTGAACTAGATGAAATGAGGGAAGGTTCTTCTATTGCTATGGAATTAAAAAGACGAACCAATCAATCTACAGTACCGAATATTTTTATTTATGGAAAACATATAGGAGGTTATAATGAATTACATAATTTACATATGGATGGAACATTGCGAAATTTGATTCACCAACAAGGCATGGATTATAAATGCGAATATTGTGGTAAAAAATCTCCAACCAAAAATCTATCTTGTAATTGCTTCTATGGTGGATTTAACGATTGGGGAGCTCCTAGATAATTCATTTTATTATATATCGTTATTTGATATGATGACGCTATACCATCTTACTAATCAATATAAAGATAAAATAGTGTATTAGGTTATCATAACGATGTCTAATAAAACTAAGAATGACATGATTGTTAAAACACATACTCGATGGATGACTGTCAATGAATATAAGAGACATAGCAAACAAACTACTATACCAATCCATATCGACAATAATAAACATACCACAGTTACAAGAAGTCATGTTTATTTCATGTAAAATTGATTATAATAATATAGTTATAATTCTACTATTATTATAAGATGAGAAGCGAAGTATTTAATGATACAGTAATTGTAATTGGGCAAAATGCTCAAGAAAATTGGGACTTGATTGATTTTGAAAGCGATTTTATTTGGCTACATTTAAATTCATATCCATCATGTCATGTAATTATTAAAGACGAAACTCCCGATAATGACACACTACAAGTTGCCGCTGAAATGTGTAAAGAAAATACAAAATATAGAAATCTTAGAAATTTAAAAATATGTTATACAAAGTGTAGTAATCTAAAAAAGGGACCAGATATCGGCAGTGTTATATATAAAAGCAAACGTCAGGTAAAAACCATTTTAATTTAGATGATATATGTAGATTTTATCAACAATCAATCATATTTTTTACGATATTATATTTTTGACTAGTAATAATAAAAATTGAAATACTTAACCGTCAATGTATGGTATGTATCAACTTATTAACACATATAGTAATTAGCGTAATCATAATCATAATGGAGGATATAGATGTGTTTCTGAATCGTCTCAGGGAAGAACAAGAGGTAGATGATTTTATAAATAAGGGAATATATCCAGAGAGATTGATTAGTCATCATAAACATCATACAGTATATTTCCCAAAAATGGAAGAGCCTTACCCGAATAAGAAATTACATACTATTATACCGATAGAAACATCATTCGTAGAAAATTTACAGACTATGACTACTAAACTAGACGATATTGAGAGAGAATTAAAAACAAATATTGAGAGAGAAAAACTAGAAATTTCTAATAATAATTTAGAAAATAATGACTGTCCTATATGTATGGATTGTATGGGAGATAGAAACTATATAGTGCCTATATGTGGTCATAAAATATGCGTGAAATGTTTTGTTACAAATATTACCATGAATCGTGAAAGTGGATGTTTATGTAGTTTATGTAGAGAAAAGATAGTATAAATAAATTTATGTGTATAGATATAGTAATGTTGCATTGGATGAAAAAATATTTTTGTTGTTTTGGAAAAAAAACAAAGAAAACTACGATCAATTCTTACGTAGAATATTATTCTAATTACGATACTATGTCAGAGTCTAGTATAAATAATACTCTGATTGATGCTATTGGAACAGACAATGATATTGAATATTTGGATAATCCGGTTTATCTCGATAAGCACACTACCGTCGTAGGGGGTCGGAACCCCCAAGAAAAAAAATTGAAGAAGAGTGGAATGAAAGAGAGAGAGTAAAAATATGGAGTCGTTAATATTAAAGTTATGTAGGGGTGGGTATGTGAGTACGAGTAAGAAGAGTGAGATATTGAGAATGTTGGA